CAATTTGGATCAGCTTATAGATAGCATAAATAAGAATAGCATCGGAATGGATGAATACTTTGATAGGTTGTTTAATCTACACGAAACAACGAAGAATTATCCACCATTTAATCTAGTCACGGTCAGTAAAGTAGAATCAAAACTAGAAATTGCACTTGCAGGATTTAGAAAGGCAGAAGTAAATGTCTACACACAAGACGGAAAACTCTTTGTTGAAGGACAAAAAGAGGATACCGAATCAGAAACCACTTATGTCCACAGAGGAATGGCTCAACGATCTTTCACCAGATCTTGGACATTGGCAGAGGACACGGAAGTTAGATCAGTTGAATTTGAGGATGGGTTACTAAGTATTGTTATGGGTAGAATTGTTCCTGATCATCATCAGAAAAAAGTATGGTTCTGATACCCTAACTGATTTTTGCTGCGGTTGATACAGAAGTGTATCGTTGTGATACGATATAATCTATATAATTATGTAATCTGATGAAAACTATGGAAATTCTAGCAATCATCGCAGCAATCTCAGTAACATCATTCGGAGCATACTGGATGACTCCTAAAAACTGAATAAATATAATTGAATATCGTCGTCGCAGACGGAGGGGAAACTGGCAAAATCCAGTTGTAACCCCTCTTTTTTTATGCTATAATAGATGTAATAAAACCAATATCAATGACTGCTCTTGAATCTCTGAAGTCTCGACTAGAAAATTTTAAAGTTACTTATGAGTACAATCCCATGTTCACATATCAAGAGAATCGTGGAGCATGTCTAACTCGTTTGATAGATCAAGCGATGGGTAATTATGTTGAAGAATCTATCTCTGAGTGGGATACTGATCCAAAAGCAAAGCACTTAGGTGTTGGATTTAAAATTGACTGGGAAAACTCAAAGGTTGTTGCAGAACAGAAAAAGAATCCCCAGACTGATAATGCTTCATCTCGTAAATCAAATCTTCTTAAATTGAAAGAGTGTGCAGAAGAGAAAGGTAAAACTCCTATCTATGCATACTGGGAAGATCGTCCAAAGAATGATTATATGAAGGATGGTGTCCGACACCTTCATGGTATCGCAATCTTTAAGTTTTTTGGTATTGAAAACCAGTGGGAGAACTTTCTTTCTCATGTCAATGATGTTAAACTGATAATCAAAGAAGACCTTACTAATAAATTCGATGAAAAATTTCAATCCTTTAACAAACCTACTGTATGAAGAGATTGATTGTCGTAATGCTAAGGTAACAGACTTTGAAGTCAGACCAACAACCATTCAGTATGTTAGGGATTTCATTGAAAAGTGGCATTATTCTTCTAATGTGAATGGATTGCGTATATCGCATGTCTTTGGTCTCTTTTATAATCAAGATCTGATTGGTGCAATGATTTACGGTCCCTTAGGTATGGCAAATACTTGGAAAAAGTATGGTGATACTGAGAGTGATGTAGTTGAACTCAGAAGACTGTGTTGTATTGACAATACTCCAAAGTGTACTGAGAGTTATTTCATTGGAAAAACTTTACGTTGGTTGAAGAAAAACTCTGACTATAAAGTTGTTGTCTCCTATGCAGATGCACACTATAATCACACTGGAATCATCTACAAAGCAACTAACTTTGAATATCATGGATTGACTGCTAAAGGTAGAGTTATTGATTTCAACGGCAAACTTTATCATGACAAATGTATTCGCACATATAATACCGATAAAAATGGAATCAAAAAACTAAAACCATTTGCTCAGAGAGTAAAAGATGCACTTGAAGATGGTCGTGCAAAATACATCAATACCCCTGGAAAACACATTTATGTCTTTAGATTGAAGAAAGTAAAGAAATCTGAATAATAAGGTAGGGAGGGGGTGGCAAACCCCTCTTTTTTTATGCTATAATACTTGGAGAGGTAAATTAAAAATGTCGATTAAGATTGCATTACTGAAATCGTGTGAATCGGTAATTGCCGATATCAAAGAACTGATTTCTGATGAAAAGATTTGTGGATATCTGTTCAAGAGTCCTTATATTGTAGATCTTGCACCTAATGAAGAAGTTCTTCTTTTGGAAGAAGGGCAAACACCATCAGAAGATAGAAATGTAGGAGTTAATTTTACACCGTGGATATGTCTTACAAAAGATACAGAGATACCTGTAAGACCTGACTGGATAGTTACTCTTGTAACTCCAGTAGAAGAAATCGAAAAACTATACGAGGAAATGATTAATGGATGATGTAAATTTAATTGTATTGATCGATGGGACTATATTAGTTTCTCGAATTGATAGAACTGTTGCTGTGGAAATTGGTGATCCAGATTATGTTCTTATAAGACCTTTTGTATCCGATTCCAGTGGAGAATTGACTCCATGGTTGGATGATTATACAATAGAAACTAAACTCAAGATTGGTTCTGATAAAATTATTACCATGACAGATCCTAAACCAGACTTGCTCAAAAACTACTTAGAAAAAATTAACTGATGCGGTTCTACACAAATGTACAAGTAGTTGGAGATAATGTTCTTGTACGTGGTTATGAGAATGGACGGCATTTTGCTACAAGAGAAAAGTTTTATCCAACTCTTTTCGTTCCCTCAAAATCAAATAAAAAAACAGAATTCAAAACATTAGAAGGTGATTATGTAGAATCTATTCAACCTGGTGGTATTCGTGAATGTAGAGACTTCATCAAAAAATATGATGGTGTTGCAAACTTTAAGATCTATGGTAATAGTAAATACATATATCAGTATATTTCGGAGAAGTATCCTGCAGAAGAAATCAAGTTTGACACCAATAAAATTAAAATTACAACGATTGATATTGAGGTAAAAACTGAAAATGGATTCCCTGATGTAGAGTCTGCCGCAGAAGAAGTTCTTCTTATTACTGTACAAGATTATACCACTAAACAGATTCGTACATGGGGTCAAGGACCTTTTGATAATAAGAAAGAGAATGTCATCTATAAAAGTTTTAGAACTGAATATGAGTTGTTGAATTCTTTTATTGATTGGTGGATGATTGAAGAGAATACTCCTGAGGTTTTGACTGGTTGGAATAGTGAATCGTATGATATTCCATATCTTGTAAGACGTATCGACCGCATTCTTGGTGAAAAGTTGATGAAAAGACTTTCTCCTTGGGGTCTTGTGACTCTTAGGGAAAATATTGATAAGTTTAATAATCGTTGCATTACTTATGATATTGGGGGTATTTCTCAACTTGATTACATGCGACTTTATAAGTGGTCACCTGGTACACCTAATCAAGAAAGTTTTCGATTAGATTATATCGCACAGCAAGAATTAGGACAAAAGAAACTTGACCATTCAGAGTTTGATACTTTCAAAGACTTCTATACTAATGGGTGGCAAAAATTTGTAGAATATAATATCATTGACGTGGAACTTGTTGACCGTATGGAAGACAAGATGAAACTGATTGAACTTGCTATTACGATGGCATATGATGCTAAAGCAAACTATTCTGATATTTTTTCACAGGTTTCGATGTGGGACACAATTATATACAATTATCTCAAAAAGAAAAATATTGTAATCCCACCTAAAGTCAATTCTGATAAAAATAAAAAGTTTGAAGGTGCTTATGTAAAAGAACCGATTCCGGGAAAGTATGATTGGGTTGTCAACTTTGACTTAAACTCTCTTTACCCTCACCTTATTATGCAGTACAACATCTCTCCAGAGACGCTCCAAGAGACCAGGCACCCATCAGTTACAGTGGATAAGATACTTAACCAAGAACTGACCTTTGAACTGTATAAGGATAGTGCAGTGTGTGCTAATGGTGCCATGTATCGTAAAGATGTTCGTGGTTTTTTGCCCGAACTTATGGATAAGATGTATAAAGAAAGAACAATCTTCAAAAAGAAAATGATTGTTGCCAAACAAGAATACGAAAAAAAACCATCTAAAACTCTAGAAAAAGAGATAGCAAGATGCGACAACATTCAAATGGCACGAAAAATTCAACTTAACTCTGCTTATGGTGCCATTGGTTCACAATATTTCCGTTACTATAAACTGATAAATGCGGAAGCCATTACTCTTTCAGGTCAGGTTTCTATTCGTTGGATTGAAAACAAGATGAATGAATATCTAAATAAAATTCTTCAAACTGAAAAAGTTGATTATGTTATTGCATCTGATACTGATTCAATTTATCTCAATATGGGACCTCTTGTTGATAAATTTTTTGGGGATAAAACTGATGATAAAATAAAAATTGTTCAGATACTTGATAAAATATGCCAAGAAAAATTAGAACCGTTTATTGGTCAGTCTTATACAGAACTTGCTAATTACGTCAATTCATATGAACAAAAAATGAATATGAAACGTGAGAATATTGCGGAACGTGGTATTTGGACTGCTAAGAAGAAATATGTCCTCAATGTTTGGAATAGTGAAGGTGTTCAGTATTCTGAACCTAAACTGAAAATCATGGGAATTGAGGCAATTAAATCTTCAACACCAGCACCTTGCAGGCAAATGATCAAAGATACTCTGAAGATAATAATGAATGGAACAGAAGATGATGTAATTAATTTTATAGAAAAATTTCATAAGGAATTTAAAAAACTTCCTCCCGAAAACATTGCCTTTCCTCGTTCCGTAAGTGATGTTCGTAAGTGGCATTCACAATCAAACATTTATATTAAGGGTAAAGGTATTTCTATTCAGGCTCGTGGATCACTTTTGTTCAACTATTACATTAAGAAGAATAAACTTGATAATAAATACTCACTTATTAATAACGGTGAAAAAATTAAATATATTTATTTAAAAGAACCCAATATTATCCAAGAGAATGTAATTTCTTTTATTCAGGATTTTCCTCATGAATTGGGT